AGCGCCAATGTATTTTGAAAGACTGGGTCGAACATCATCAACGCGTCTTTGTAATTGGTAAAGAACCCGTTTTCAGAAAGAACGGCTGGCATATTTGTTTGGCTAAGAACAAAGAAATTAGCTTCCTTGTCTGGGTCATTGTCAATAGTATCCATTCTATAAACCCATTTAGGAAATGCCTCCTTGACCTCATTGAAAAGAAACTCGGCGTAAATGTCTGACTTCGTTTGTCCCTTAGATGTGAACACCTCAAAACCCCTTGCCGTTGGTGTTGCCGCGTTGCCATGAATACTTAGGTACAACGAAGCCTCATAATTTTGGGCGTTCATGTTTGCCTTTGCTACGCGCTTAGTTAGGCTAACATCAATGACAGGGTCGTAAACATTTATCACAGAAATTCCCCAGTCCTTTAAATACTGCTCAATCTTTGCCGCGACTTCCCTGTTGAACACGCCTTCAAAAAACCAACCGTATCCATGAAACATTGAGTTGTTATGCTGGAAGCACTTTGATGGGTAGGTTGTGTAATTGTAAGGTAATTTCTTTTTTTCGTCAATGCCGCCGTGACCAGCATCAAGGAAAACACAAAATTTATTTGCTTTCATATAATATATTTTTAAGGGCGACGCAAATCAATGCACCGCCCTGTAAACGCATAAGGTAGCGAATCGTCTGCGCCTATAATTTAAACCCGATTAGCGAAAAAGCTGCGGAAATCAAAGATAGCTTGGCTGGTAACTTTACCTCAATTTCTTTTCCAGCACATTCGCGGCTTGTCTCCTTGATTTTATCCCAAATGATTTGAGCAAGTTGGATGTATTCGCGCCATGTAAATTTCACTTTGTTTCCTTCAAGATGAACATTAATTTCACTTGCAAGTTCTGCAAAGTTCATTGAGTAACAAGCCACGTCACCCATTGGTGATTTTATTCCGTCTGCATTTTTTAATGCTTCTTTTAAATTAGTCTGCATATTATTTATTTTAACGTTTAAAAAATTTAAGAATTGTTGTAGCTAAATTTACGCCAGTTATTGACTTTATGTTTTCAGAAATACTGTAAAGTTCTGTAAATGAAATTAAAAAGCTAACAGAATATGTTATCTGCGATGGCAGTCCGAAAGTAATACTTGCCCCGTGAAATATCATTATACCACAGAAATAGGTTACCACCTTTTGCGAAGTCCTATATAAACCTTTGCTTGTTATTGGCTCATTCCTTTTCTTTGCCGCCATGATTCCTGTGACTGTGTCTGCGAAAACAACGAAGATTGTAAAAATCAAAAAATGTTTAATGGGTAGGAAAAAAGAGAAAAGCACTCCGCAACAAATGGAATAAGCAATACCGTCGTAACCAAGTTTAAAGATGTTGTAAATTATTGCCTTCATCGGTTGATTTGCTTTTGTTTCCTGAGAATCAATTTATTATCCAAATCTTTAAATGACTTGTCTGTTGTTTTGTAAATAACAAATTTGTCCCCCGTGTTTGGGTAATTTACAATAATGCCATAAGTGTTGGCAATGGCAATGAAAGACTTGTTTATACTTTCGCCTATCTTTATTCTTAACTCATTATTCTTGTTAAAAAATATTTCAGCCCCAGCAAGTACCTTTGTCCCATTGGCAATGGCATTGTAATTGCCTGTCCAGAATGAGGCGTATAAATTAGAAAGGTAAGTATATGAACTTTCCACCTTACCGTTAACCATGCTTTTATCAAGTTTATATAAAACATTTAAAAACTTGTTACGGTTTTCGTAAATGTTAAATGCGTCGGTCATTTTCCTTGCCTCATCGACAACATCGTTTAAAATGTAGTAATATATTGCAGATGAATCTTCAAACAATTTTATTTGAACATCTTGATTAGCGTAAACCTTTTTGACGCTCCACAAAGTATCATCTGCAAAGATTTTGGAAATGATAACCGTATCCTGAGCAATGGCAAAAGAAGGAATCAGGGACAAAAAGATTAATATTTTTTTCATGTTTATGTTTTTTAGTTATTAATTGGTACTTCTTTGCATAATTATCCAATTTACGCCATCACTTACAAGCGTTACGGCTTTATTATTTGTTGGATTAAAAATTGCTGTACCTGCACTACCAGTAGGAGGAGAAGTAAAAGGTATAACATTAGAAGATGCAGATTGCACTTGCCCTGTGCCTGTTTGCCTAATATGTAACTCTTTCCCTGGGTATGTAGCTGCATCAGGTAGCGTTAAAGTTGTAAGTACGCTTGTATTTATGTCTAACCAAGTTGTGTTGATTGACACGGTAAAAGATGAACTCGTAGTATTTGTATATGTTCTTTCTAACCATGGCGTATTTACCCTACCTCCAAATGTACCATTTGAACCAACATTTAAAGTGCTTGCACCTGAGATAGTAACATTCCCGTTAAATGTTTTATTCCCTCCAAATATTTGAGTACCAAAAGATGTTACTAATCCTGTTGCAGAAGCCCCAGCAGCTTGAACGCTTAATATACCACCGCTAACAGACATTCCTGTACCAAGCGCTACCTCGCCCACAACATTACTTCCATCCTTACCAAGTAAAGCCGTAGGCGTTGCCGTAACCGTTGCAATTTTAACCTCACCATTTACCTCAAGTGTCTTTGAAGGAGTATTTGTGCCAATGCCCACTCGGTCGGTTGACGCATCTACGAAAACCATGTTGGCGTTTCCATCACTTTCAATCCTTGTATCAAAGTCACCTGAGCCTTCATTTAATACCGTGGCATTGTTTACGGTAAGTGCGCCAAACAATGTCGTTGCGCCTGTTACACCAAGTGTGCCATTTACATCAAGTTTGTAAGCTGGGTTTAATTTACTTATTCCTATCCTTCCTCCATCTTGATTTGCAACAACAGACAAAGTGGTATCAAGGTATTGACCTAATTGCCCACCGCTAAAATTTTTAGCAGTCATTAAATATATGTCCGAAGTTCTTACATTATTTTCAAATGTAGATGTTCCTGGTCTATCTGTAAATGTAATTTGAGCCGTTTGGTTTCCTTTGTTATTATCTCGCTTTGAAAAGTAATTTAAAATATTGTAATAAAATGTACTTGGACTACCATCATGGCTGCCCTCTAATCTATTTATAGTACCACTTATTGTTCCTCCTGTTAATGGCAGATAAGTCGAAGCTGCAATACCTGAGCGCAAGTAATTTGTAAGCATGGAAGAGGTATCGGAAATATTTAATTTAGTTGCAAATCTATTTGTTAAATTTAATAAAGAGGTATCTGCATCTTTAAAGTATGGTAATAACATTGCGGTTGTATCCGCTTTACGAAGGTAAGGCGTTAACATACTTGCAGTATCAGATATATTTACCTTTAAATTTATGCGATTACTTAACGATACAGTATCTATTGTATTATTTATTACAACCGAATCTGTATTGGAAAACTTCCACCCTCCTTTGGTTTTAATATAATTGTAAAGAATATTATTTACTGTATCAAGAATAAAATAGGCATTGTTTAAACCGCTACTTTTTATTGCTACGGTGTCCAAAGCCCTACCCCGATACACAAGCCCGTCGCCCGTAGTCTGATAACCTAATCGTTGTTTATTGCCTGTCGCTGGATACTGGGCATAAAGGGAAATAGATAAGAATAAAAAAAGAATCGAAGGCAATGGTTTTTTGCCTCCAATCCTCTTGATTAAATTACTACCCACTTTGATTAAAACCTCCTCTAATAATATCTCGCCAATTTTCCCTAATGTTTTAAGGAAACGTCTTTCTTTTTTTGGTTTGTCTATCATAACACAATGCCTAAAGTATTGTAAATATCTGTTATTTCTTCTTCGTGTTCGTCGCAAGTTGAATCAGGGCAACCGATGGCACTTGGTATAAACGCGGTCAAAGGTGTTGAGTAGTTGCAAAGCAAATCTTTAATCCTTTTCTTTTTTACGTCTAACCTTTGTAACAAAGTGTCTTGATAAAATTTTAAGCCATCAACCCCGACGTTTTGCCCATACTCATTATCAAGGGTATATAAACCATTTGAACCAAGCTGCATGACCATGTAAGGCGAAGCTTCGTAAAGAACCGCATTGGCGCAAAAGGATTTTAATTGTTTGTCCCAAATGTCCTGATAAGCCGTTGAGGTAAACGCGGTTGAACTTCCCTTGTCTGTCACCATTGAATCATACAAGGTTAAGCCAATAGCTGGAACAATCCAACGGAACTCTGCGTCTTGAATATGTGGGCTAATAAGGCTTTTATCAAGTCTTATGTCGGCTGGTGTTGGACGTGCAACCCCTCCAGCTATTACTTCACTCGGTTGTATTAATTGGCTCATTGGTTGGGGTTGTTTGTGCTATTTCTACGGGTGCGTAACCCAATATTTCTCTTTTCTCGTTTAATGAAAGATTTTGTTCAACTGCAACATCACCCATAAATGACACGGGCAATGTGTTGGAAATACCAAACGTTACGTCTGTGAATGCTGGATTATAAAGCCCAATTTCTTTTAAGAAAGGGTTAATAATCTTTGATAACAAAAGGTTTTGACGTGGTTTAATAACCGTATTTTGCAAGTATTCCATCTCTTGCCGTATCTGTTGGTTTGTTCCCAGTTGCCCCGATGTTGCAAAACCCGCTAAAGACTTTGACCAACGGTTAGCCACGACAATCGCTGATGCTGCAAGATTCTGAAGGTTTAAAAATTCGCCTTCGCTTTCTTTTGAGGTAGGTATAAAATTAGCCTTTAATTTTTCATCTCTTAAAACTTGGACAAATAACTTGTGATTGTTTCCCATTCCTGTAAACTTTGACTCAATGCCTTCAACTAAACTTTTAGCTTCAGTAGGACTCATTGAACCAAAGAATTGTAAAATACCCGATGGCATAAAGCCATTTTCAAACTTACTTGTATTAAAACGCTGGATTCTGTATTCAATCTCAGCCCACATTTTCGCTCCTATCCACTCAGGCAAGCCAAAGTAAAAGTATCCAGCCGCATATTGTTTGACGTGGATAATTGAACGCTCTGTCCCGTCTTCTAATTTTTTAAACTCAGGGTAAATTGGAATTTCTCTAAACCCTTCCCTTTCATAATATGTGCCCTCGGTTGTAAGTGGCACTTCTTCCCAGTTGTCGTAAATACCAATAGACCGTATAATCTGGTCAGCCTCCGCTTTCCTGATTCCAATATTATAAACGGGGACATGATAAATGTAGGTAAAAGGCTGACTGCCAACCTTTCCCCGTACAATTTCTGCAAAGCAATTACCAAAAGCATCGTAATCAAAAGCCAATGAAGCAAGTACCTCTTGCAAGTTTTGTGCGTGCAAGTTAACTTGTCCAATAACTTCCTCAATATCATTTAAAGAATCATCCGTTATTACCTCACCCTTCATCGAGGTTGTAAGTAGGGTGTTGGACTTTCCTTTCATTGGAATAAATCCATCACCTACAACCATGTTTACTTTATCCTCAATGATTCGCCGCAGCGTAGGGGAATTGTTTACAATGGCAATAAGACTCTTTAAAAAGTCATCTTTTTGAGTAAAGAATCTAACCCACTTAGCCCCTGTGAAATCAAGCCTTTCCCTTGAGGGTTCATTAAAAATATCCTCTTGCACTAACATAGTGTTTGAGGTATCCAAAGTAACGGAAGCCAATAAAGGGCTATTGTTTCTTTTTAAATTTCTGTTAGCCCTGTTCGGTACTGCTTGAATCGTCTTCTTTATTTGGCTCATAGGTTTTTTTCTCAGGCGTATAAATGACGTGTTGACTAACAGATGTGGGGTTGGCATTGTACCAACCCCTTAATTCTGCCTGTGTAAAATTTCCGATAGCCTTCTTTAGTATTCCCGCCTTTCCCGTTGGGTCATTCCCGACGTAAATCATCAGTTTACTTTTATCCCTAACTATCATTTTTTATTAATCTAAGGCGTTCATCACTGTTTCGCCGTTAACAATAAATCTTGCTTTGTTTGTGGTACGGCAAGTAATGGTCAATGTTTCCTGATTAGAATCAGTAAACAAAGCACCAGATAAACCTTCAGCACTTGTAAGCCTACTTGGTCTTTTCTTTGAGCCTATAACCTCAGCACCCCATAACCAATAATTACCCGTATTTTCAACGTGGACACAAACCAAGCCGCAAGCCTGTCCAGCCATATCTTGAATAAGGTTTCTTAATTCTTGGTCACGACAGTTTATAATACCAACTAAACTTTGCTCAACTGCAACC